TTCGCTGGAGACAACACTACGTTGTCAGGAGAGATGGCAATTCCGACATAACAGTTCTCCTTACCATCTATGTTGGTAAAATCCACCATGATTTTCCCTCCATGCACTGTATAATGCTCATACAGCAAAAGCATTTGATCTGCGCCCATGGGCTTGTGACCACCTCCGGTAATGTCTGGATCAAACACACCATTAGCACTGTAGATCTGTCCGTCAGTAACGTCGACTCCAGTTGAAGCCAACCCGACTGAAGACCTATAAAGCATCTTGCAGCGATGTTTAGCCCCAAGAAGAGGGGGTCGGGGAAGAAAGTTGAGCGGTCTGAAATTGTATTGCGCTGATGGCGCACCTTTAATCAATTTCGTCACCATAGGATAGCGCTTCGCAACAGCTCGACGCACGACCTTACGAGGCTTACGGCCTCCAAACTGTGAAGTAGATCTCACGACTGAGTAAGTCGACATTAATTCTTTTCACAGGAAAGTTTCGGATGAGTAACAATAACAAATCGTATATACTCATACCCAGAGTTTTCTGAAATAATATTAAATAATTAGTTAATTGAATTGAACATTATTATCCACACACAAAATATACTACAATGCAAGCACGTAATCATTGTTTTACGCTTAACAATCCTGGGGAGGATGACGAAGCTAAAATTCTGGCCTTTTCGTGCAAATACATCGTATTCGGACGTGAACAAGGCGAATCTAAAACACCGCATCTTCAGGGCTATATCGAATGGGGGAGCGCAAAACGCATCGAAGCCCTTAAAAAGATACACCCTAAGATTCATTGGGAAGCAAGACTCGGAACAGCTAAACAAGCCTCCGATTACTGCAAAAAAGGAGAGCAAACCCATGACGAATGGAAGCTCTCTGGATCAACTGGTGCAAACTTTGGAAGAAATGCAGCAGTTATTGAGCGCGGGACTCTATCTAGTCCTGGGAAGCGCTCTGATCTCTATGGCTCTGGTAAAGGAGCGTTGGACATCGTAGCAGAAGCTATCAACGAAGGAGCCACTATTGAAGAGATTAACCGTGATTACACGGCTACCTTTATTAGATTCCACAAGGGCATCGAAAAAAGCATCAATCTGCGCATGGAGCACAGAGTTGAACGGCCTACCGTCCGCTGGCGCTATGGAACGACCGGAACTGGCAAATCATTCGCTGTTCGCAAACAATTCCCAGAACACTACGTTAAAGATGGAACGCAATGGTGGGATGGCTATACGCAACAGGAATGCATCCTCATTGACGATTTTGATGGACATTGGCCATTCCGCGATTTCCTGCGCCTAACGGACGAAGGACAATACCAAGGCCAATACAAAGGCGGATACGTTAAAATTAACTCGCCTTTCATATACATAACCTGTTCCTACCCCCCTTGGGAGGTATTCCGCAATCCGGATGACTGCGACCAAGTTATGAGACGCTTAGAGAGCGTAATGCACGTTACAGGCTGGGGTATCGAACAAATCGTTACTAGACCTGAAAGTGCATGAGCAAAGCCCTATTTGCCGCAGGCGCAAGCTGGCCGCCTAAAAAGCTTCGCTTTTAGATATCGGCGGCGAGACACCTGCGCAAGTTTAAATAAGACCTGCCCGGTCTATTTTTTTGTGTGTGACAGGGGATCCAGGGGTGTGACAGAGGTTCCGCAAGACTGGACCTCCCCCCCATGAATCTTAAACCCTGTTTTGGACACACCACGTCGTTTTCCTCCGGGTGTGACAGAGGTCGAGGGTAATACTAGACCTCGACCTTCCCTCCTATACGGGCTTTGCCCTAGTTTGACCATATCTTGGATATGGTGTTATTCCTCCACCCCGCTAATGCGACCGGGGGCCGCTTAGCGGGGCAGAGCCCCCGGTCACATCAGCGGGGCAGATGAATAACACTGGATCCCAGCGTGACCGAGGACTAAAAAAACTCTGTTCTGAAGCATGAGCTTAGGATGTGGCAAGTTTGCGCGGTTCGGTCCACGATACATCATACTCGATGATCACCTCACAATGTACATTCGTAGCTGTCGCAGTGAATGGATTGTAACAGAACACATTCAAATATGTCTGTTCAGTAGGATTGTTGGCTGAATCTCCACGAAAGAGATCATCTCCAACAATATCACGTGTAACCCCGTTTATCTTCCTGATATCAAACGGAAACGTGATCTGCTTATGACACTTAGACCCTGTAAGCGTAGCAGCCCCAAGAAACGATTTCTTGAGCATAGCGTTCTCGATCAGACGATTCGCTGGAGACAACACTACGTTGTCAGGAGAGATGGCAATTCCGACATAACAGTTCTCCTTACCATCTATGTTGGTAAAATCCACCATGATTTTCCCTCCATGCACTGTATAATGCTCAT